AAATAGTTATGTAGATGAATATGTAAACTTACATAATAAAGAGGCTGTTGTCTATGCAATGCCAGGCGCAAATAATAGAACTTATGCAGACTGGTTAGGGAGTATGTTTAAAACTTACGATGACATTGATGAAGTAATTATTTTGATGTCATCGTTAAACCGTTTTATGTTAGGATTTAATGAAAAACTATCTCCTAAGGTAATTCCAATAGAACAATTTACACATTTTGAAGGCACAGATAAAACAGGTATGATTGATAGATATATTGATGAGATTATTTCAGAAGAATATTTTCAATTATATCAAAAACCTACCAACGATGACTATGAAAAATTTCCTGGATTAAATTTTAGTTATGATAAAGGATTATTAGATCCTGATATACGTAAATCATCTTACATGCAAATAAAAACATTTTTTGAACTTAATACACATTTAGAACAACGTGATTTCTTTAAAGATATCTATACATGGGATAATATGTGTGCAGATAGAGATATTCCTTTATACCTATTTAAAATGCGAGAAAGAACATTCTTTCCAGAAGCATGGGATTTTTACGGAAAACTTAAAGTAACTAAAATAGCAGATCAAAGTGTAGAAGAATTTTTTACACAAAGAAATATTGATTATAATAACTATTTTGAAGAAGACAAAGAACATTTTAACCAATTATACCATAAACTTATTGCACAAAAGTTTTTAAAACACTTGACAAAGGCCTAAATATAGTATATAATGTTTAGTATGATGGAGAATAATATATGTCATTAGCACAACATGAATTTGGTAAAACTGTAGAAAAGAAGTTTTACTATTCAGAAATATTTCATAGTATTCAAGGTGAAGGACACTATACTGGTGTTCCGACAGCATGGATTAGATTTTTCTTGTGTAATTTACAATGTAACGGGTTTGGACAAATAGATCCTACAAATCCTGATACATATGATTTGCCATTTGAAAACTTTGATGTATCAAGTGTAAAACGTGTTGAAGACTTGCCTGTATGGGATAAAGGTTGTGATTCAAGTTACACATGGGCAAAGAAGTTTAAAGACTTAATGGGTCAAGAAACGCCAACAGTAATGGCAAACAAAATTGTTGACATAATGAAAAACGAAAGCAATCCAGAAGGATTGTTTAAACATCCAGTAACAGGACAAAGACAACACTTGTGTATTACAGGCGGAGAGCCTTTGATGGTAACTGGACAAACAGCAACCGTTGGAATATATGAAGAACTTGAAAGACAAGGTAACTTGCCGGGCAGTATGACATTTGAAACTAATGGTACACAAAAGTTAAGAGATCCATTTAAGGAATGGGTTAATAGGATAGACACAGAAGTATTTTTTAGTTGTAGTCCTAAACTATGGACAGTATCAGGTGAGAAAAGAGAAAAAGCAATTAAGCCTGAGAATGTAGCAGAGTACAGAGAACTTTCTGATAAAGGACAACTAAAGTTTGTAGTAGGTCCAGATGATAGAGAGTGGGAAGAAATGGAAGAAGTAATTAAACTTTTCAAAGCAGAAGGTGTTGATTGGCCAATATGGGTTATGCCTACAGGTGCTAGAGAAGAAGAACAAATAGCAGGTGCAGGTAAAGTTGCTGAAAAAGCATTTAAACGTGGTTATAATGTTGCGGCTAGAGTACATGTTTACTTGTTTGGTAATGCGATAGGAACTTAATATGTTACAATTTATAAAAAATTTATTTAAAAGCAAGCCGGCAAAAGGCCATTATCATCCACCATATCCAGAATCTGAACTACATAATATACGTGAATACAAAAATGAACAACATGAAAAAGCAATGAAGGCAGAAGTAAAAAAAGATCCTTCAGATGCAATTAGGAAGGCAGGATGGTAATGGACTGGGATAAAGTAAAAAAGGCAATAGGTATTAAGCCTAAAATTACAGAGAAGCCGCCAACTTCGGAAGAAACAAGACGTGCGGCACTTGAGCAAGAAAAACAAGAAGCAACAAAAAAAGGCGAACCTTGGGTTGCAGTATTAGATACACAAGTTAATCCAGATAATATACGTAATGGGTTTTTTGAATTAGATTGGAATAATGAATTCATAGAACAATTAATGGATGCAGGATATTCAGGCGAAACTAATGAAGAAATAGTTGATGCATGGTTTAGAACTATTGTTAGTCAAATGTTAGAAGAAGAAGGACATGACAAAACAAGAGATGCAGGATATATTAATGTAGTTCCAATAGACAAAGGCAAAAGTGAAATATCTTAATTCAAGAGGTTAGCCATCAAACGATATAAAGAAAACATCGCGAAGTTCAGAGATATCTATGAAAATTGGATTTCTTTGAAACAAACTAGGAATTTTGACTTTACACCATATCTTAAAATCTCACCTGCTAACATAAAGACAGTTAGTGACCTTCGAGCGTTTGGCAAGGAATCGCAACTTGTTAACCAAGGGTATGAGTTATTAGCATGTAATCAGTGGGAAGAAAAATTGTTAAATCCTAAAACTGATTGGAAGTATTATATTAATGAATTTGGTTTTAGAAATGATTGGAATTTAAATTCTAAAAAAGAAACAATAGGATTTTTTGGGTGTAGTTTTACATTTGGTGAAGGCATTCATAATGATGATATGTTTGTTAGCATTGTTAGTAAAGCACTAGACATGAATCCCATAAACATTGGTGTAGGTGGTGCCGGGTTAGAAAGAACTGTTAGAACATTTGCATCAGCATCTAATGTAATAAAGTTTGACTATGCGGTGTTAACACTTCCAGCCTGGACTCGACAAATGCATGTGACTAACGAAGGAGAGTTAATTAATATTATTCCTTATTATCCTCATAACGGTTTTGAAAAGTTAAGTGCAATATATTCATCATTTGATGAAGACTTTTTTGTTAATCAAGCAATATTGTATGTTAACTGGATAGGCGATATTGCAAAAGCAAATAATATAAAATTAATTTTATGCTCCTGGGATGATCCCTTAAATGAATTGTGTAAATTTATCTTTCCTAAAGATACAATTGAACCTTTTCCTGATATCGATGACAAGTGTGCAAGAGATAAAATGCACCCTGGTCCAAAGTCTCAAGCGGCACATGCGGAGCAGATTATAAAAGCAATTCAAGATAGACAAAGGCAAAAGTGAAATATGCAAGACAACTTAATGGTCCAACAACAAGTAGAAAATGTTTGGCAACATATGGTAGGAGTCATATGTTTAAATCAAACAGGACGCAAACAAGTAAAAGAAATATTACCTAAGTTTTTTAAACTTTGGCCAACACACGAAGCATTATTACACGCAACTAAAAACGAAATTGAAGAAGTTATTGCTCCACTAGGTATGCGTAGTGTAAGAGCAAAAAGACTATATCGTATGAGTGAACAATTTGGCGATTGGGACGGTGAAGATGCTACTGAACTTTATGGTATAGGAAAATACGGATCAGATAGTTATAGGCTATTTTATAAGAAAGAATTACCCGAAAACGTAGGCGATCATGAACTAAAACGGTATATTCAAGAAGAATTTTCTCTTGACAATAGTGCAAAAATCTAGTATAATAAACTTACATAAATTAGAAAAGGCACATTAATGGCAACTTATATACTAGTAGATACTGCAAACACATTCTTTCGTGCAAGGCACGTTGTACGTGGCGACATAGATACAAAGGTCGGCATGGCATTTCATATTACATTATCAGGTGTTAAGAAAGTATGGAAAGAGTTTAATGCAGATCATGTTGTGTTTTGTTTAGAAGGGCGTAGTTGGCGTAAAGACTTTTACGAGCCTTACAAACGTAACAGACAAGAAAGTCGTGATGCACTTACTCCTGCACAAGCAGAAGAAGATAAAGTGTTTTGGGAAGTGTTTGATGAGTTCAAAGACTTTGTAGATACTAAGACTAACTGTACAGTTATGCAACATCCACAACTAGAAGCAGATGATCTTATTGCAGGTTGGGTACAAGCACATCCTAATGATACACACGTTATTATTTCAACTGACGGTGACTTTGCACAACTTATTGCACCTAATGTAAAGCAGTACAATGGTATACAAGACGTAACAATTACACATGAAGGTTACTTTGATAAGAAAGGTAATCATGTGTTAGATAAGAAAACTAAAGAGCCTAAGCCTGCACCTAATCCTGAATTTATGTTGTTTGAAAAGTGTATGCGAGGCGATACTAGTGATAATGTGTTTAGTGCTTATCCAGGTGTACGTACTAAAGGCACTAAAAACAAAGTCGGTCTTACTGAAGCATTTGCCGATAAAGAAACAAAAGGCTTCAATTGGAATAACATGATGTTGCAACGTTGGGTAGATCATAATGGTGAAGAACACCGTGTGTTAGATGACTATCAACGAAATGTTATTTTGTGCGATTTATCTGCACAGCCAGGCAACATTAGAAGTATAATCAATGATGTAATTGAAGATCATATGACTCCTAAAGAAGTACAACAAGTAGGTATGCGTCTTATGAAATTCTGTGCTAAATGGGATATGCAACGTATTGCAGACCAGGCACAACATTATGCAGAACCATTACAAGCGAGGTACCCAGTATGATAAAAGCAAAAGAAGTCCTTAAAAATAAATTTTGGATTGTTGAAGAAAACGGCTCTAAGGTAGGAACTTTAAGTGCCGCCGAAGAGTGTTACACATACTCTTGCGGAGCAGGAACACAGGTGTTTGGAGATTTTAATCAACTTAAAAAACACTTAGGAAAAATTACTTGGAGTACTGCTGATGGCGAAACATCTACATCAGAGTTTGAAGTACACGGATATCCAACTAGTTGCGAACCATTCAATCCTATGTATGATGTAAAAAACAAATTGCCTTTGTTTAGCAAAAGTAATAAATCAAAAAGTTTATATTGTGCAGGATATTACTGTATTCAATTCGAAAAAGGTTGGGTCAAGAGTTTTTGTCCTAAACAAATAACAATTGAAAGATATAACTATAGCGGTCCATTTAAGACTGATATAGAAATGAGAACGGAGTTATCACGTGTCAATGCAAGATCCAATTAATACTGCACCTATACAAAACTTTATTAATAATGTAAAAGGTGCTGATGCAAGTCAGGCTAAAGAAGTTAAATTAACAATTCAGCAAGCAAAAGGACTGGCATTTACATTAGGTGTTGTTATGGCAAGACTACAAGGCGATATGGAAAAATTTGTAAAAGAAAATGCAAGTAAAGAAGAAACAGTTGAAGTCCAAATGGACGGAGGCAACAACTGGTAAGGAGCCTATGAGTAAAAGAAATCGATTAGAAAGAAAATTAGACGAGTACAATCATACTATGGAACTGATCAGAACTATAGTACCTATTGCCGTTTTAGTTTTACAAGTAATCATCTTATTAAGGATATTATAAAATGGATGAACAAGATGCAATGTGGGAAACATTCGATACACTAGTACCTGAAGAAAGTTGGGTACCAAGTGTTGAAGAAAAATGGTTAATTGATAAAATAGCAGAAGTTTTAAAAAAAATAGCATGACAACACACGCAATGATTGACCTAGAAACACTAGATGTTTTACCGACCGCGGTAGTGCTGACTATTGGTGGTGTAAAGTTTGATCCCAATTCTGTAAAAGAAACTACACAACATTTTTATTATAGATTCAATGTAGACGAACAATTAAGCAAAGGTCGTACAACTTCTAAAAGTACCCTTGATTGGTGGTCAACTCAAGAACAAAGTGTAGTTGATGAAGCACTTGGTGATCATGATAGAACACCTGTATTAAGTGTATTGCAAAAATTAAACAAATGGTGTGTGGGTGTTGATACAATTTGGTGTCAAGGACCTGCATTTGATATTGTTATACTTGAAGATATGTTTAGACAATACGATCATCATTTGCCTTGGCCTTTTTGGAAAATAAAAGACAGTAGAACATTATTTGGTATCATGCCAACAGACCCACGTAAGGAAATAAAGTTTGAAGCACACAACGCATTAGAAGATTGTAAAGTACAGGCTTTGTGTGTGCAACAGACTGTTAATAAGTTAGGTTTAAACCTAAGATAACTACTACTATAACTTAAAAAAAGAGATAAATATATGCGTATATAATTAAAGGGAAATACGCATGAGTAGACCAAAACCGACGGTATTACTAGAATATGTAAATAAGAAAACATTTCGTAGTGAACAAGTATTAGAAGCAGAAGCCATTTGGGCTGTTTTTCATAAGGATAAACCTTTTAATTTAAAAAGTTCTAATATGTTGACTAATTACCCAGGACCTAAATATAAGAAAACTAGTTTTTCAAATCCAGGTCATGCACATAATCTAGCAAGTAAATTAAATGATATGTTCAATTGCAAAGACTTTTCTGTATATAAATTAAGTACAGGTGAAGTAGTTGAAGAAGAATGAACAAAGAAACATATACTAAGGTATTTCTAAAACAAGCCGAAATTGCTATATCAGATGTTACTATGAAAGAGTATATGTCTAAATTATGGCAAAATATCAGAGTAAAAGATCAAGGCGGTTTACGCCTTACTGATGCAGGAATAGAATTTCTAAAAGATAAACTAGAACTTGCAACCTATGAAATACCTTTTCCAAAAGATTTTGAACTTACAACCAATACTATAATTTGGTTAGACCAATTTATTGATTGTCCTTATTGGTTATGTAAGTATTCTATAGAAGTTACGGACGAAAAGAAGGCACTCGAACTACATCTTTTTAGCGGAGATGTAAAGAAATACGGACTTACCAAAGCATTAAACAGACAAAAAAAGTAACCAAAATAGGTTGACTTTCCTCTTAACCTATGTTATTATATATACATACTAAGAAATTAAGTATGGCACTGATACAAACAAACGAGGAATATAACATGGAATCTGTAGTACGAACTGTTACTCCAAATGGAGCAAAGAAAAGTATTATTAGGGCATTCAAAAAGAAACGTCCTATTTTTATGTGGGGCCCTCCAGGTATTGGAAAATCTGATATTATTGGGCAAATCACAAAACAACTAAAAAACTCACATCTAATTGATGTACGTTTATCACTTTGGGAACCGACTGATATTAAAGGTATCCCGTATTATGCGGCAAACGATAATACAATGATGTGGGCACCACCACAAGAACTTCCAACAGAAGAATTTGCAAAGAAGTTCGATTATATTGTTCTTTTCCTAGATGAAATGAACTCTGCGGCTCCGGCAGTACAAGCGGCGGCTTATCAATTAATTTTAAATAGACGTGTTGGACAATACAAATTGCCTGACAACGTTCTCATTGTTGCGGCTGGTAACCGTGAAGCAGATAAAGGTGTTACTTATAGAATGCCTGCTCCACTTGCCAATCGTTTCGTTCACTTAGAACTAGCAGTTGATTTTGATGACTGGTTTGCATGGGCAGTAGATAACAACATTCACAATGATGTTGTTGGTTACTTAACATTTAGCAAAAAAGACTTATACGATTTCGATCCAAAGTCTCCTTCACGTTCTTTTGCAACGCCAAGAACTTGGTCGTTTGTTTCTGAACTACTTGAAGATGACGATGACGAAACTACCACTACTGATTTAATTAGTGGTGCAGTTGGAGAAGGTTTGGCTGTCAAATTTATGGCTCACCGTAAGGTTGCCGCTAGTATGCCTAACCCAACTGAAATACTCGCAGGTAAAGTTAAAGAAATGGCCACTAAAGAAATCAGTGCCATGTATTCCTTGACAGTGAGCCTTTGCTATGAACTTAAACAGGCGTCAGATAAAAATGACAAAAAGTTTGATGACATGGTTAATAACTTCCTGCGATTTGCAATGGATAACTTCGAAACAGAACTTGTTGTTATGGGAATTAAAGTTGCTATTACACAATACCAACTTCCAATTGATCCAGACGAAGTTGCATGTTTTGATGAATTCCATGAACGTTTTGGCAAGTACATTAGTGCCGCCAGTAACTAATAATATAAAGGGTAGGGGTTTCTCTACCCTTTATTCTTACCAAAACAGGTTGACTAATAACGTAAATATGCTATTATATATGTATAGTAACGAAAAGGACATGGCATGGGCTTAGATACTAAAGGATTCAAACCAGTAGAATTATCCAAAGAAGAACTAGAAAAAATGCGTGAAGAAGTTCACGATAGGGTAATTGTTGCAAGAGTAGGTCTTTTATTAAGACACCCGTTCTTTGGTAATATGGCTACTAGAATGCGTGTACAAAACTGCGATGACTGGTGTCCTACAGCCGCTACAGACGGTAGAAACTTATACTACAATACACAATTTTTTAATATGCTAACAAACAAACAGATTGAGTTTGTTATTGCACATGAAATTCTTCATTGCGTATTTGATCACATTATCCGGAGAGAAGACCGAGATGCTCGTATATTCAATATTGCGTGTGACTATAAAGTAAACAATCTTTTAGTACGCGACAAAATTGGCGAACGTGTAGATCAAATTCAAATTTTTCAAGACTTTAAATATGATGATTGGACATCTGAAGAAGTATATGATGATATCTATAACAAATATGATGACGAAGAATTAGAAGCACTTGGAGAACTTTTAGACGAACATATTGATTGGGAAAAAGACGGAGATCAACAAGGTGAAGGCGATACTGCTAGTAAAGGTGCAGGTAACGGAAAAGGCGAGAAGAAGTCTAAACGTCCTTCATATTCAAAAGAAGAATTAAAAAAGATACGTGACGAAATAAAAGAAAGCATGATTACATCTGCTCAATCAGCAGGTGCTGGTAACACACCAGGCGAAATTGCACGTATGATAAAAGAACTTACTGAACCTAAAATGAACTGGCGTGAACTATTACGTCAACAGATTCAATCTACTATTAAGAGTGACTTTACTTTTAGTCGACCTTCACGTAAAGGTTGGCATACTGGTGCAATATTACCTGGTATGAATTTTATGGATACTATTGATATTTGCATTGGTATTGATATGAGTGGATCTATCGGAGATATACAAGCACAAGACTTCTTAGGTGAAGTAAAAGGTATAATGGACGAATACAAAGATTACAAAATTAAATTATGGTGTTTTGATACTAAGGTGTATAACGAAGAAGACTTTAGTGCAGACGGTGGACAAGACTTGACAGACTATGAAATTTTAGGTGGCGGTGGCACTGACTTTGATGCTAACTGGAGTTATATGAAAGAAAATGATATACAACCTAAAAAGTTTATTATGTTTACAGATGGATATCCATTTGGTAGTTGGGGTGACGAAGATTATTGTGATACAATTTTTGTTATTCATAGCCATCGTGATAAGAACTTACAAGCACCATTTGGAGTAACTGCACACTATGATGAAGCCGCTTAAAGCACCAAATCCAAATAATATTTTTAAAATACGAAATCCTAAGGTACTTCCTCCGCATTTTGAATATGCGGACATAGAAGTGCTTTATAATCTAGAATCCGCAATCCAGGACTGGATATCTGAGCATCTTAAAGGAAGGTTCATTGTAACAAAAACGGCGAATCCTTCACGCAATAATACCGTAGTTAGAGTAGGTTTTGAAGATGGTAAAGAACTAAGTTATTTCATGTTAGCCTGTCCACTTTTGCGGTACAAATAAATAAAGTACGCATATATAATAATATAGGAGTAAATAATGAGCGATACAAAAGATACTAAGCAAGACGCACCGGCAGTGGATTCTCCGGCAACTGCACCAGCAGATGCACCGGCAACACCACAAGCAGGAGCAGACTTGTCAGTACAAGACCTCCAAGGACTAAAAACAATTATTGATGTTGCTAGTTCACGTGGAGCATTTAAACCAAATGAAATGATGAGTGTTGGTCAAGTTTATGGTAAACTTGAAGCATTCCTTTCTGCGGTACAACAAACCCAAGCACAACAGGCACCTACTGAAACAGGACCTGCAAAAGGAGCATAATATGGCTGAAATAAAACACGTTGGTAGACTTACTACTAACAATAGAAAATTAGTCGTGGCATACAGAGTAGTCCCAGGTGAACCTGATAACTGTCTTGTAATTCATACAGAGAGTTTAGAAGCGGCTGACCATGACACACTAATTAATATGGTAGAAAGTAATGCTGGACAAACAGCAGATGAACTTTCAACTGTAATGGCTAGAACACAACTTACAGATGGTTCTAACATGTTAGCACGTTTTCACCAAACAGGTAAATTAGTTAAAGTTCCTACTAATATTGTAGAACTTACACCTAATAGAACAACTGCTATTAAATTAGATGAAATTAATCAAATGATTGCTGACCAAAAGGGTGTAACAATCGAAGAATTAGCAGTGCCAGATACTACAC